CAGTTTCGCAAAAGGATAAATTAAATTCACTTGCAGAAAATGTTGAGTTTGATAGTGAAGACAAGTATCGTGAGAAGCTAGAGACATTAAGGGAATCTTATTTCCCAGCTAATCCTGGCACTCCAAAAGACAAGCCTGAGAATCTATCTGAAGGAACTGCATCTGAACCACAGAAGCAAGTATCTGGTTCGATGGAAGCCTACATGGCATCTCTTGGTCGTATGTCTAAGTGATTTTAATAGAATAAAGTCAAACAAAAACTTTTTTAAATAGGTAAAAACTACAATGCAAGCCCCAATAAATAACGAGGTTTTGCAGGAAAAGTGGGCACCACTTCTTGACCACGAAGGTGCAGAGAAGATTACAGACCCACATAAAAGAATGGTTACTGCCGTTCTCCTGGAAAATCAAGAAAACGCAATTAGAGAAGAGAGAGAATTTCTTTCAGAAGCTGTTCCTACAAACAGCACAGGTTCATCAGGTGCAACAGCAGGTTTCTCTGCAAGTGCAACAGGTGCAACAACAGGTTTCGACCCTGTTCTAATCTCATTGATTAGACGTTCAATGCCAAACTTGGTCGCATATGACCTTGCTGGTGTTCAACCAATGACTGGTCCTACTGGACTAATCTTCGCAATGCGTTCACGCTACGATTCACAGACTGGTACTGAAGCATTATTCGACGAAGCAGATTCTGGATTCTCTGGTGTTAGTGCTAACAAAGCAACTACTGACATTGGTTCAGGATATGTTGCAGGTTCTGACGGAGCAGCTCTTGGTATAGGTACTACATCACAAAATGGTGGTTCTGGTGCTAATCCAAACGATCCTTCACTACTTAACCCTTACAGTGCTGCCAAGAATAAGGCATATGCAACTGGTCAAGGTATGGATACAGAGAAGGCTGAAGCTCTTGGAACAGATAGCTCACCAGCTTTCAACCAGATGGCATTCTCAATCGAGAAAGTCACTGTTACTGCGAAGTCACGTGCGTTAAAAGCTGAGTACTCACTAGAGCTTGCTCAGGATCTTAAAGCAATCCACGGATTGAATGCAGAAGCCGAGTTGGCAAACATTCTTTCTACTGAGATTCTTGCTGAGATTAACAGAGAAGTTATCAGAACAATCTACAAGGTTGCTGAAACTGGTGCTCAAGAAAACGTTTCCACTGCTGGTGAATTCGACTTAGATATCGACAGTAATGGTCGTTGGTCAGTTGAGAAGTTCAAAGGACTTATCTTCCAGATCGAAAGAGATGCCAACGCAATCGCACAGAGAACTCGTCGTGGAAAGGGTAATATGATCCTTTGCTCTGCTGACGTTGCTTCTGCATTGACAATGGCTGGTGTACTTGATTACACACCTGCTCTTAATGCTAACCTACAGGTTGACGACACAGGTAATACATTTGCTGGTGTTCTACAAGGTAAGTATAGAGTATACATCGACCCTTATTCATCAAACGCACCAACATCTGCTGGTACTCAGTACTATGTTGCTGGTTATAAAGGTTCTTCACCTTATGATGCTGGTCTGTTCTACTGCCCATACGTTCCTCTACAAATGGTTCGTGCAGTTGGAGAGAATAGTTTCCAACCAAAAATCGGCTTTAAGACTCGTTATGGTATCGTTGCAAACCCATTTGCTGAAGGTACTACTGAAAGTCTTGGTCGTCTTAAGGTTAATGCTAACCGTTACTACAGAAGAGTTACAGTTAAGAACCTTATGTAAGAAGAAAGGATATATTTCCTTTAATCAGAAAGACTCTCCTTCGGGAGGGTCTTTTTTTATAAATATAAAACGAGTGGTACACACACAGGGCATTACCCAAACGTCACACTCACAGTAAAAACTCACGGAGGTATTGCTATGAGCAATCCATTTGAGCTGCGGCTTCAGCTCTTTCAAGAAGCCAGAGATTATCTTGAGAAGGTATTTGACCGAGAAGTTCAGGAATGGGAAAGAAAGAATACAGAAAAACTGGACATAGAAACTAAATATTCTAATGACTGGAGTAGATATATTGATTTAAAAGAAGAAGGAAAGGTATCAGCAGAGGAATATCCCATTGCTCCAGATCCAATTAAACTTCCAGAATATCCCAAATACCCTACTAGAGAAGAAATTCTAGAGATGGCAACGTTCATCAGAGATTTTACAGCAGATAAGGGGGAGGGAGAATAAAATGGAAACGGTGCTGCCACTCAAGAATATAGAGGCCATATGCAGTAATAAGAGGAATAGAGAACTCTTTATAATACTACAAATGCGTTTACTATATCCTCATCTTTATAAAAAAGAGACTTCTTAAGGGGTCTCTTTTTTTGTCTAAATAAGGTATAATAGTGTATAGAGTAATGAAGTCTTTTAGAGAATTTTCTGAAGAACTAGAAAGCACTGAGAGTGGTCAACAATCTAGAGCAGAAATTGCTAGACAAAGATTTGCTGCCCAAAGAGATAAGGCTAGAGAAAAAAGAAAAAATCAAGTTGCTAACATAAAGTTTAGTAGTGGTAAAGGTTCATCAAACGTACACAAAGTAAAATTCAATACTATGGATGCTAAACCAAAACCTGAAGATAAGGAGTCTTAATATGCCATATCATATAAAAAAAACTAGTATTTTAGGTTCTGCTGTTCCCACGGATGGTGGTGAATATTATGCTGGTGATAATAATTGGACAAACATTTATGAAAATAGAAAGGTTTATGCAAATAAATCAGATGCTGATGCTCAAAAAGAAACTACTGTAACTACAAGTTTGGGTATTACATATCAACCTGCTTGGTGGAAAAATAGTACTGTTGTTGAGGAATAATGGCAAGAGCATTTGCAAATCAGATAGAAAATAGAAACTTTCTATCACCAGTTGGATTTAAATTTACTTTAGCAAAAGAACCTAAAGTAACTTTCTTTTCTAATGCTGCAACAATCCCCGATATTACTTTAGGGACTGCAGTTCAACCAAGTTACCTAAAGGATATTGAAACTCCTGGTGACAAATTACAATACAGTGATTTTACACTTAGATTTTTGGTTGATGAGAATCTTGAAAATTATATGAAGATTCATAATTGGCTAACTGGATTGGGATACCCAGAAACAACAGAGCAATATAAAAAAGCAACTACTGATGATGATGGATTGAGAGATCTTGAATATGTCTTTAGTGATGGTAGTTTACATATTTTAAATAGTAATTTCAATACAACTGCTATTGTTAAATTTGCACAATTATTTCCAACAAATCTAACCTCTTTAGAATTTGAAGCAAGTGATACTGATATCAACTACTTTACAGCAGAGGTAACTTTCAAGTATACTGTGTATAATATTGTTAAACCTGACGGACGTACTCCTTTATGAATCTTGATAAAATTCAGGAGATGTGGCAGAAAGATTCTGTCATTGACCCTGATAACCTACATGATGAATCACTAAAAATTCCTCAATTACATTCCAAGTATTATACTGTTTATAATACGATTACTCTTTTGCGTGAGAAAGCAAGAACTTCTTATAGCAAAATAAAATTAGAACGATATAATTACTACACAGGAAAGGCAGAACCAGAGGTATATGCCGAAGACCCATTTCCGTATAAGGTTAGGGAAAAGGACGCAATACAGAGGCACCTGGAAGCAGATGAGAGGTTAACTAATATTGATCTTAAGATTAGATATTATGATTCAACTTTAAAGTTCCTTGAAGAGATAATTAAAACAGTATCTAATAGAACTTATCAAATCAAAAATGCCATTGAATGGCAGAAATTTCAATCTGGATTTTAGTGATAAATATTTACAAATGAACATTATGTTATGTCACATTTGGTTATATCAAAGAAGAGTGAGGTATATCTTCATGTAGAAGCAGAGGTGCATGTTTACTATGAATTGGCAGACCAGTTTACCTTTGAGGTACCTGGTGCAAGTTTTTCTCCTGCCTACAAAAAGAAATTTTGGGATGGTAAAATAAGATTATTTAATACTAAAAACGGTCAAATATATGTTGGACTTTTAGATAGAATAATTCAATTTTGTAAAGATCACGGATATACTTACGAATTTAAAGACAATAAGTATTACGGAACTCCTTTTGAAGTTAATGAGTATATTTCAAAAGAGGGTGTAAAGGATTATATGACTGCAATCTCTAAGCATAAACCTAGAGATTATCAAATAGAGGGAGTATACGATGCTCTAAGACACAATAGAAAACTATTGATAAGCCCAACTGCCTCTGGCAAATCTTTGATGATTTACTCAATAGTTCGTTACTTCGTAGAGCAACGGAAAAATACATTGATAGTTGTTCCAACGACATCTCTGGTAGAGCAGATGTATAAGGACTT